GGAGTTCGTCCAGCAGCGCACGGACGCCGACGCCAAGCCGGCCGGGGGCGCTCCCCCCGTAGCCGCTGAGCCGAAGGCTGGTGACGCGAAGGACGTCGCGACCGAGGCGACGATGGAAGATCGCCTGACCGCGTTCCGTTCAACGTTCACCGTGGAGAAGCAATCATGAAGCAGTTCAACTGGAGGACCGCCGCGCTGGTGGCCCTCGTGCTCGTCGCCGCGCTGGCGAGCGTGCACCTGGGAGTCTATGACGCGGAGGTGATGACGACCACCCTGATGCTCAGTCCGTTCCTGCTGGGGGAGGTGGTCGTCAAGGACCGGGGAGCCTACGATCAGGCGCAGAAGTGGCGCACTGACGCCGAGGCGATCCGCAAAAAGCTGCTCGACCCTGAGCAGAAGATGACCAAGCAGGAGGTGGAAACTGCCGCCGCCGGCATTAACGATCTCGAGGCACGAGCAGCTGCGGTGTTGCAGTTCACGCCGAAGGACGAGATCGATCGGCAGGGCGGCGACGAGAACTTGAAGCGGAAGGCGCCGGGATCGGACGATGAAGAGGTTGTCACGATTCAGAGCCGCGCCGCGAAGCTTCGGGACAACGCCGTCAAGATGTTCGGTTCGCTGGACGAGTTCATGCGGGTCGCCTCCGGCCGGTTCCCGGCCCGGAGCGACCGCCAGAAGCAGATCGTCAAGGAGGCGCACGAGTTCGCCAGGGAGCTGTTCCCTGGTGATCTGGCGGCCCGAACCATCGTGGGTACCGCGTCGGACGCCTCGGGCGGCGAGTTCCTGCTCCCGCTCCAGCAGGTGCCGTCGATCTTCGCGGTGCCGAACGTGCAGGAGGGCATCCTCCAGCACGCGCAGAAGTACGCCGTGACGGGCCGGACCATCCGGATTCCGTACGTCGTGCAGACCGACGCGGCGAGCGGCAAGACCCGGCCGATGGCCGGCATCGCCGCGATCACCATCGTGGGTGAGGGCGGCGCCAAGCCCTCCCGCGAGCCCAGCTTCGAGCAACGCCTACTGACGGTGTACAAGTGGGCGGCCAGCTGGAAGTGGGGCGACGAGACCACCGCCGACGACTTCACGGGTCAGAGTCAGCAGACCGTGGCGGACTTGGTCGGTGGGCAGATCATCAACGAGATGAACGATTACATGACGGTCGTGGGCAACGGCACGTCGCAGCCCCTCGCGGCGCTGCACGCCAGCAACGGCGCTCTGCTCGTCGTGAACCGCGCCACGTCGCAGTCAGTGGAGACGGCCGACATCTTCAAGATGTGGACCCGGCACACCCACGGCCCCAATTCGTATTGGGGCGCCAGCCGTCGGGTGTTCGAGGCGTTGTTCGGTCTGGCGCTGTCGGGCAATACGCTGGTGACGTTCCTGCCCAACCTCACCGGCCGGCCGGGGCTGTCGCTCCTCGGACATCCTCTTCGGATGAACGACCTGCAGCCCACGTTGGGCGTGCAGTCCGATCTCGCGCTGGTCAACCCCGCGTTCTACGCGGCGGCCGTCCGTACGCAGCTGACGGTCGAGAGCTCGATTCACGTCGAGTTCCTGAGCGACATCACCACCTACCGGGCGTTCGCCCGAGGAGGCGGCATCCCGATTCCCACGGACACCTTCGCGTACAAGGCGCCGGGCGGGGTGAAGACCGACGAGCACTCGCCGTTCGTGGTGCTCGGTGACGACATCACGTCCTGATTCTAGGACCGCAGGGCCGGGCGTGACGATGAGCGGAATCGGGGGAGCGGCCCCTCTCCCGGTTCATTTACACGGAGGAACGAGGTGATCGCGATGCGACGAGTTCAGGCTTTGCGGCCTCTCAACGCTAAGGGAATCCCGCACCGAGAGGGTGATGTCTTCGTCCTGCCAGAAGGAACGGCGAAGCATCTGGCGACGACGACTCCGCCGCTGGTTCGGTTGCTAAAAGACGATGCGTTGATGTCACCGCACGATCCGAACTCGTGGACGCGGTTCGATGGCCGCGAACTGCGTATCTGCGTGGACGAGTCGCCGGCCCACTGGTACGCGGTTGCGTGTCTCAACATCTGGAACGACCGGCCAGCGCTGGAGCGGACGATGCCCAGCTGGCTGCCGTACGTGGACCGGGTGATCGTGGTGGACGGCGCCTACGGAACGAAGACTCCGAAGCCGAGCACGGACGGGCTGCTGGCGTATCTTAAGAAAGTGGAGCCGGTGAAGGGTGAGACCTTCATCATCTGCAACGGTGCGTGGCCTGATCAGTGCGCCAAGCGGACGCGGTACTTCGGCATCGGTGAGGAACTGGTTGCTGAGATCGGCCCCCGACCGGTGCTGCTGTTCGTGGTGGACGCAGATGAGACGGTGACCGGCGCGGAGAAGCTGCGTCGGCTGCCGCTGTTTGACGTGGGCTGGGTGGAGTTGAACAATCCGACGATCTACCGGCGGACCTACGGCCAGCCTCGATTGTTCCGGGCACAGGCCGAGTTGGAATATCGAGGCCGTCATCATTGGGTCTATTCGGGTGAGCATCTGCTCGCCACGCATCAGTACGGCGGCCGGGGGTGGCTGCACCGCTGGGCGTCCGGTGTGGCGCTGGCGAACGATCGGCATGCTCGACCCGCCGTGCGGAAGGCGGCGAAGCAGACGCATGCCAAGACGCAGCTGCAGGCTGAAGTTATGGCGGTGGCGGAGCCGGGCCGGACGGACAAGTCTGACGCGCCTTCTGGGGCGCGGGAGGCGCTGCGTATCCTACAGTTCGCGCCGTATGACCCTGGTATGGTGGCCTATCGGCTTCACACGGGAATCAACACGACCACGCCGCACGCTTCGGTTATGGTTCGCAAGTCGTCCGGCGTGACGTTCGGCAATCCGACGCAGTTTGACACGATGCTCGATCCGGCGTTCATGACTAGCTTGCTGGGCGTCGCGGACGTGGCGCATTGCCATCTCGACTACGGCTTGCTGCACGCATCCAAAGCGAAAAAGCTGCCCCGCTGGGTTGTGATTCACCATCACGGAAGCATGTTCCGTAAGATGCTGGCGTACTTCTCGGTGGCGGACGTGCGGGCGAACTTGCGGTTGGTCAGTAACTTGGAACTGATGCGGTATGGCGACGGGCTGAAGTGGTTGCCTAATCCGGTGCCGGTCGCGGAGTATCGAGCGCTGCGTTCGCGGATCGCCTACGCTTCCAACGGGACGTTCCGGGTGGGGCACTCGCCCAGCAAGCCCGAGATCAAGGGTACCGAGCAGTTCTTGGCCGCGTGCGAACGGCTGCAGGCGGATGGCGTCAAGGTCGAGCCGGTACTGATGCACGGCGTGACGCATCGTGAAGCGATGAACATGAAAGCGACGTGCGACGCATTCTTTGACTCATTTGATCTGGGCATTCAGTGCTCCGGTCTTGAGGCCGGCGCGATGGGCATTCCGGTGCTGGCGGGCGACGACTTCGTGCGGCAGCAATATGAGCAACACGTGGGATCGGTGCCGTACGTGTTCGTACGGGACGGCGCCGATCTCGAGACGCAGCTGGCCCGGCTGGTGCATGACGAGGGACATCGAGAGCGGTGCGCCGTCGTCGTGCGGCAATACGTCACCGACTGGCACGATGAGGCGGCTGTGGCGTTGCGCTATCTCGATTTGCTGGACGAGGCGGTGCACTGGCGGCAGGCGTTGCGGGTGGGGAGGTTATCCGCGTGAGTCGCCTTCGGTTGAGCAACCTGGAAGCGATTCAAACGCGGCATCTGGAGTACGCGGGCATTCGGGTCTTCGTGGAAACCGGTACGTTCTACGCCAAGACCGCGTTGCTGGCGCGGACGCTCTTTCCCATCGTGCACACCGTTGAATTGTCGGAACATCTCTACAACCGGGCGGTGCAGTTATACGGCGGACGTCCGGGGCTGTTCTTTCATCTAGGCGATTCGCGTAGCGTGCTGCCGGAGCTGGCCGCCGCGTTGCGAGAACCGGCGTGGTTCTACCTCGACGCGCATTGGTTCAAGCCCAATCCCCCCATCGGGCCGGTGGGTGGAGCCGCCGACGACGCGGCAGGCTTTCCGCTGTGGGACGAACTGCGAGCGCTGGCGGCGCGACCGTTTCCGGACATCGTCGTGGTGGACGACGTGCACGACTTCGGCACGCCGAAGCCGCGTCCGGAGTGGGCAGACGTGACGCTGGAACGGATCGCGGCGCTCTTTCCTGCGTGTCGGGAAGCTGTGATTCTGGCGGATCAGGCTGTGGTGTACCGATGAAGCTGATCATTCTAACCGCCTTCTGGCAGCGGCCAGCGATCTCCCGGCTTTACTGGTTGGGCATCGCCCGACTGCGGCGCATGGCGGCGTTTCAGGTGGTGGCCGTGTGCAGCCCCAACGACACGGCCAATCGAAATCAGGCCGCCGACGCCGGGTCGGAACTGGTAGTCGTGCCTAACGTACCTGTAGCGCATAAGCACAATATGGGGCTGGCGCGGGCGCGAGAGCTGAGGGCTGACTACGTACTGCGTCTGGACTCTGACGATCTAATCGGGTCGGGGACGTTTCGATGGTACCTGGAGGCCATGGCTCTGGGTGTGCCTTACGCAGGCGTGTTGGACTGTTACTTCATGGACTCCGCCACCGGCAAAACTGTATATTGGCCCGGCTACGCCAGCGCGGACCCGAGGGCGGGTAAGTCCATTGGCACCGGCCGGCTGGTAGCTCGCGAGTTGCTGGAGCGCGTAGGCTGGAAGCTGTGGCGCGGCCGTCGCGGAAAGAATCGGGGCATGGATGGTACGATGGATGAGCGACTGCGGTACGTTCGGCCAGAGACGTTGACGCTGCGGGGCAGTGGGCGATTGTTGCTCGACGTCAAGAGCCGCGTGAACATGTGGAGCATGGATCAGGTCGGCGGCTCTCCGATAGACGCGTCCGAGTTGCTGCGCGGGGAGTTGAGCATCGAGGAATTAGACTACACGGCGGCGCTGCGACGGACTGAGGCGGTGGCTTCATGAAGGTCAGCGTGATCGTGCCGACTTACCAGCGACCTGAGTTGCTGGCCGAGGCGCTGGCGAGTATCATGGCGCAGCGGTATCCGCCCGATCAGTTTGAGGCGGTCGTGGTACATGACGGGCCGAACTGCATGCAACCGGCATGGTACCATCCGGCTCATTTTCGGTTCATCAGACAGGAGCACAAGGGCTTGTCAGCGGCCGTCAATTACGGCGTGCGACTGGCGCGGGGCGAGTACATCAGCATCTTGAGCGACGATGACTTCATCTATCCGAACAAGTTCGTGGTGCTGGCCGGCTATCTTGACGTGCATCCCGGGGCCGACGCGGTCTATTCGCTGCCCATGTACGTGGATCAAGACGGCAACAATTTGGGTACGCCTGAGCGAAATCGCGGGTGGCTGACTGCTCATTCGGTGGTGACGTGGGAGACGGTGCGGGCTGGACACGGCATCCTTATTCACGGCACCAGCATTCTTTATCGCAGGACGATGTGCATTGAAGCCGGGCCATGGGATGAGACACTGAAGGGCGGCGAGGAGTGGGAATATCACCTACGGCTGCTCTCGATGGGCTACGTCTTTCACGGCGTGGATGCGGTGACCACGGCCTATCGCGTACATCCCGGACAGAAGAGCGGCCGGCGTTTTCGTCGCACGACGGCGCGATTCGAGCTACGCCGACGGATTAACGAGCGTTACGCAGACCGATTGACGCGTCCCGCTCCCGACAGGAGGATCGATGTCGCTGCCCACGCTTAGCGAACTCAAGGCGCATCTGCGCATCCCCGCCGCGCAGACGGCACAGGACACGTTGCTGACCGACAAGCTAGCACAGGCGAAGGCGCGGGCGCAGCGCTTCATCGGCACGCCAATCACGGCCGTCGAGAAGACGTTCCGCGACGTGGCAGAAACGGCGCAAGTGTACGGCGTCGTCACGGAGCTGATGCTGCCCGAGGGTCCCATCGACACGGTGGAAGACGTCACCGTGGTTGATGTAGACGACGAGACGGTGCCGGCGGCAGACTACGAGGTGGACGGCGATGAGGCGGTGATCCGGGCCGTGGAAGGCGTGACGTTCAGCAACGGGCCGTACGAGATCACGGCCACGGTGGGACTCAGCGCCGACGATGACTACGCCGCGGACATCGAGCCGGTGATTCGGCAAGTGATCCTGGACTTGGCAGCCGATCTCTATCAGAATCGCAACCCCAGCGCCTCCGGCGAGTCGGCTGGTGGCGGAGTGAGCATCAGCCGGAGCCTGGACGGTATTCCCGGTCGGATGCTCAGCACGCTCGAAGGGCTGAGATGGAGGGGCGGCACGTGAGCATCTCGCAGCGGGATCAGTGGGTACGCATCTACCAGCCCACCACCGTGCAAACGGAGGGCTTCTCGCACACGGTGTACGAGTTCGTGGAGGCTCAGTGGGGCCGACGCATGGAGCCCAGCGGACGGGAGCTGACGTTCGGGGCGCAGGGAGATTTTGCGGTTCAAGCCGTGGTAGCGTTGCCGGATTTCGCCGTCGTGGGTGTCGGTTATCTGCTGGCGGTGGAGAGCGTGTACTGGCGGGTGCACGCGGCGCTGGAACGCCGGTCGCTGTCGGAGATTCAGTGTCTCTGCAGCCGAGCGACCGGCGAGCCGCTGACAATAGGGAGCTGAATGGCGACGTACCGCACGAACGGGCCGTTGATCCGCAAGGCGCTGGAGCGAGGCACCGCGCTGGGGCTGATCGCCGCTGCTCAAGTGCTCATCAACGCGATGAAGCGAGAATTGCGGGGCGGCTACACGAGCGGCGATTTCGTGACCGGCCGCTCGATGAACTCGGTCACGCGGTCGGAGCCGGAGGTAGCGGGCGCTACGGGCAGCATTCGCGTAGGCACGAGCCTGATGTACAATCTCTTTTGGGAGCTAGGACATCACAACCTGTACACGAGGCGCTTCGAGCGGGAGCGGAAGTGGGAGCCTACGCTGCTCGCGCAGCGTGTCGCCATCGCGAAAGTCTTTAACGCGCAGATGCTTCGCGTGCTGCGCGAACTGCCGAGGATCGGACCATGAGCACGCGTAAGACGTCCGAGTTATACAATCTGGTGCGCACCCGGCTGCTGGCGTTCGTGGGCCGGGACGGCGAGACCGTGGGCGCCGTCTTGGGCACGCGACTCTTTCATCGACAGGCGCCCGCTGACGCGACTTATCCGTACGGTGTGATCACGTTTCTGGATCGGCCCATTGATCCCGCTTACAACGCGGTACGCGAGGTGATTCAGTGTGAGTTACAGTTGTTCGACTCGCCACGGGAACGAGTGGACGACATCGAGGACGCGGCTGACATCGCTGACGCGGCGCTGTTGCGTTGGCGATACGCGGCCATTGGTTTGGTATTTGCGCGGGAGCGAATCCGTAACACGCTGCCGCCCGACGACGACCCCGAGCATCGCGACACGGCCAGGGTCCGATGCGTTTATTCGTTGATCGCTTGGCCGCGTCTGTTGACGCTCTACGAGAGCTAGGAGGAACACATGCCCATCAGTGGCTACAACGACAGGTTGCCCGACGACATTCTCGTTAATACTGGCGTGGTGTACGTCGGCAACAGTCCCATGGGCGTCTCGCGAGGCGGGTTGAACTTCGACCCGGCTGCCGAGATGCGCAACGTCGAGTATGACGGTAAGCTGGCGCCGGTCAAGGGGCTGGACCGCAAGGTGTACGTGGCCCCGGTGATCTCCGGCCGGATGCTGCAGCTCGGCCCGGAGGACATCGTTCGGTATGATCCTGGCATCGTCAACACGGGGCCGGATACAACCTTCACGCCCAAGGACGCGGGCGTGTTTCTGGCGGCGGGCGACTATCTGACCAACCTGCGGCTGGTCTTCGAGCGGTCGGGTGGCGGATTCGCACAGGTGCGCTTCCCCGTCGCGCTGTGCGTTCGTTACGCCATCGCCGGCACGGATCGCAGCGAGGGCGAGGTAGACTGCGCGTTTGAGGCGCGACGTGACCCGGCGGTGCAGACGGCAGAGGGCGACCTGCCCTACATCATCGAGTTGCTGGACACCATCAGCTAAGGAGGAACGGTGAAGCCGATTACGGCACCTAAGATTCTCGATCTCGGCGCGGTGCGGGGTGATCCCGTGCCGGTTAAGCTGCCGTCCGGGCGCGAGGTGAACGTCGTGCCCATCGACGGCAACACGCGGCTGGAGTTGAAGCGGCTCCGGGAGACGCCCGATGATCAGCTGACGGGCGATGAGATGTGGGCTCTCGCGGCACGACTCATGCCCGACGCCACGTCCGAGGAGATCGAAATGCTGACAGCCGCGCAAGTGGGCGCGGTGCTGCGCATCGCGTCGGTCGGCATCGAGGAGGCGCAGCGGATGATCGACGAGGGAAAAGGCGCAGACCCGGCGGCGGGGTCGGCCCCATCATTGCCGATGCCGACTGGCACGCCATCGCCGGCGTCGCCCGCGCCGGCAATCGAAGCCTCGCCGCCGTCCTGAGCGAACCGTTTGGGCTAACGCTCTGGACGCACTATCAGCTGGAGGAGCTGGCGTGGCTCGACGCGCAATTGGCGGAGGACGCGGCGCTGCGTCAAGCGCGCCGCGTGGCGCAGGCGTTCAATGACCCGAACGCCATCATGCGGGAACATCAGGCGTTGCAAGCGAGTTGGGCGGCGCCTTTGCAATCGGTAGATGACGTCAAGCAGGAGGCAATGAAAATGATCGCTCGGTTGAGAAAGGCGAAATGGCACTAGACTTAGCGGCCCTAGCTCTTCGGATTGAAATGGGCGGCGGTCCCGAGGCCGTCCGCGAACTGGCCAACGTGGACCGGGTCGGTCAGCGGGCGGCTGTGGGTGCCACCAAATCCGAGCGGTCGTTCAAGGGACTCGGGCTGGCGCTCAGCGGTATGGCTGCGCGGGCGGCCGGCGTACCGGGACCCGTAGGAGCCATCAGCCGCCAACTGTTGTTCTTGGGCACCGGAGGACTCACCTTCGTGGCGGCCAGCGCCGGGATCGCCGCCCTGACGCTGCTGTTCCGTAAGTTCACGGAGGAGGCGCGCAAAAATGCCGCAGCGGTAAAGGAGGCCCGTGAAGCGGCGCAAAAACTTGGGCAGACGGCGGCTGGCCTAGCTGTCATTCAAGCGGGCACACTCAGTGTGGAGCGAGCCAAACAGCTGACGTTGCTAGCCAAGGCTCGAGAGCAGCACGCGAAGGGATATGCCGGGTGGGAACAGATCATCGTTGATGCTGACAACAAAATACGTCAGCTGGACGTGGAGATTACTCGGCTGCTAGATGTCCGTAATCAAGCTCACGAAAATTTGGCGGAGGCGCAGTTTGTTGAGTTGGGCATCTTGCAACACGCGGTGGCCTTAGCTGAACAATACGTCCGTATGCTACAAGAGGGTCGTAAGGCGTTGCGGGAAACGAAACCCGGCGTCACGGGTCCCGGTATGGAGCCGGGTATGGCTCCTCGACAAGGGTTGACTGGTGACATTACCATCAAAGGATTGAAGCTTGCTCATCTTGAGCTACAGAATATCACATCCGATCTATCTGTACGTATTCCTGAGGTGCGTACTGAGATCACTGAGGCCAGCCAAGCCATTCAGTCCGCAATCATCGATTTCGGCACTGGCGTAGCTGATGCATTCGCCGGGTTGATCGAGGGGTCGTACCGCAACATCGGAGAGTTCGGGCAGGCGCTCGCTGGGGCGGCGGGTCAGGTGCTCAAGAACTTGGGCCGTACGCTCATCGGCATCGGCATCGCCAAGAGCGTGCTGGAGAAGTTCGCTGTGCTGCCGGGACCGGCGATGATCGCAGCTGGTGCGGCCATCATGGCGTTAGGCGCTGTGCTCAGCCGGGCCACGGCGCAGGCCGTGAGCGACGTTACGGGGTTCCAGGGCGGCGGGGGCGGTGGACGGGGCGGCGGGGCTGGTTACACGTTCCAGTCACTCTATACGCCAAGTCAACCGCAGCGGGTGGACACTCGGGGACAGCTGATTTTCGCACCGACGATCATCGGCCCCAACGATCCGGCGGCGCAGCGGGCGATAGCGGATATGGTTCGTAAAGCGTGGAATCGAGGCATCTAAATGTCGGCAACCATCACGTTCACTGATGGCACGGGCGCGGCGACGCTGCAGAGTCCCGTCTCGGCGCCGGGTGATCGCTTCGGCGGCTGGATGCCGGACGTCGTCGAGGTAGGGCCACGAGCGTACGAACTGGGCAGCGGCATCGCTCATCAGTTCACGTTCCGCACCGATTACGTGGTGCGCTTCGAACTGCGCTATCTTACGGTAGACGAGCTGACCGTGGCGCACCGGCTCATCCGTCATCTGACCGGCGGCGACAGCGGAACCGGCGGTACGTGCGTGATCAATACCGACGACGCGTCCAGCCGGAGCTACACTTGCAGGCTGCGGGAAGGTACGGTTCCGGCGTTGCAATTGGCGGATGCGCGACTCATGGAGTGGACGTTGACGTTGGAGCTGAAGAACACGACCGCCGCGCCGCTCATTTGCGACTACGGACCGGGGAGCTGACGTGGCGACCCGACACTATCGGCTCCGGATACGCAGTGCGGCGGATGACGCCGACGCGCTGGTGCTCAGTTCGGTTCCGAGCGACACCAACCCGCATCTGACGGCGGAGCCTAGCGGGGACGGACAGCGAATTGATCCGGCTGTTGGCCGTACCGATCTCGGAGTGTACACGGTTCGGGCCATCGACGCGCTGCGTACCGAGGACATCGAGTCGCTGTACGCCTCCGACATCTTCGACGACGGCACGGCCGAGACGCCCGCCGTGGGCTACGTGGCAAACACCGGCTCACCCGCCACGTTTTTCAACATCTCTGGCGGGAAATTGGTCATCACGCCGGGCGGCTCCGCCGGCATCTTCCGGTGGACGGCAGGGGACGGAGCGGCGGGGATCGAAGGCGGCCGGGAGTGGTGGGCGGACATCGAGGCCACAGCGGGCATCGTCACTAACTCTCGCGTGCTAGTGTTGGCGCGGGCCAAGAACGTGGCGGGCGGCGGCGGGGCGCTCGTCGAGTTCCTGGCCGTCGCGCTGCAGAACACCAGCAGCACGCTGGCGACGCTTCGGGCGGTGCGCTACGCGGCCGGGGTGCAGGCGGAGAACGTGGCCATCGCCGCCGGGCTCGCGTGGGCGACGGGGTCCAGCATCCGGCTGGGCTTTACGCTGGACGACGCCACCGGCGAAGCTACGTTCTGGACGGAGCCGTTAGGCGGCGGCGCCCGCACTGAGCACGGCACGCACACGTTCGGCGCAACGTACATCGACAGTGACCATCGGCGCTTCGGTATGGGGGGCTCCGGTGTCGGGACCTTCAGTATTGAGGCGCAGCGCGGTTATACGTTGACGCCGAATGAGTACCGCGTCATCACGCGAGAGCTGGTGGACGCCGACGGACGGCAGACGTTAGCGCACCGCCGAGCGTACATCGAGCTGAGCGAGGACGCGGGCGGCTCGTGGCCTACCGTGCTGCTGGCCGGTTACATTAACGGATATCGGCTCGTCAGCGCGCTGGAGTGGGAGTTCAATATCGGTGAGAGTCAGCGCGTCGAACAGACCCGCAAGGTCTTCGATCGTACAACGCTCAACTTCGAGGGCGTCACGTGTCTCTTCGGCGGTCCAGTGCGGGGCGGATGGGGGCCGCTGCGCGACTACGGCGGCTGGACGTTCAAGGTAACAGCGGTGGACGCCGATTTGGTGACGCTGCAGTTTGTCACTGGATTCTTGCCAATCACGAATGTGTTGGCGCTGTGGCAGGTGTTGCGCAACGCGTTGTCGGACTGGTCACGGGAGCGCGTGACCCGCGTCATTCACAACGACCCGAAGACCATCGTTAACGGTGTCGTCGTCTATGATGACATGACCGTGAAGGTGGAGACGATGGCTGGCGCAGACGTAGATCGCTTCTCGCCGGCCGTGCAGGTAGACCTTGACGTGCGGCTCTTCGATTTTTCATCTGTCACGTCGAAGCTCGACAAGCTGCAGGTTCTACGCGAGGGCACTGCTTGGCAAGCGTCGCCGCCCAACGTCGATGACCAATTCCGCATTTACATGTGGCGGGAGGTAATCAGCGAAGAGAATCCGCTGCACATTGACATGCATCCGGTGGACGTGATCACCGCGCTGTGGGACGACTCCGGCGTGCCGTGGGACGCGGCCACCGCCGCCACCGTACGCACCGCGCTGGGCGACGATACGCGGATCACGTTGCGCATCACGGAGAGCTACGTCCAGCAGGACTTTCTGCAAATGCTTTTCGGTCTGCTCGGCATCGCGGCGCGTCGGGGCACGGACGGCGAGATGGAGCTTTACATTTCTCGCGTGCGTAACTTGACGCCGCCCGTGAACACCTATGACGACAACGACCTGCGGAATCCGGACACGGTCATCTTTGAATTGGACGAGAGCACGATCTACAACACAGTGGTGACGGAGCAGCACATCTTCGGATTGTGGTCGCCGGCATCTGGAGCGACCCGTCCTATGGACGACATCGTGAGCGTGCCCGTCACGCACATCGTCGAGTTAGACTCGGATGGCGACGGCACGCCAGACGCGGCGACCGACGGTTTGCGCGAAGCTCGCTTCACCATCCCCGGCGCACTGCGCTTGGCGGCGAGCGGCTTTGATGAGCTGCCTGCCTTCGTCGCGGAGGCCATCGCAGCGGAGTTATTCGACCGATGGGGCCGGGGTGGCGTCTTTGGCGCGGTTGAGGCGCTGCCGGCGCTGACGGAGTTAGTGGGACAGGAATTGTTGCTCGACGTCTCGCACTTGCCCAACGCGGGAGTTCGAGGCGGCACGCGGGTGCTGCAGGTCGTGCAACGCACCGAGTCGCCAGCTGGTCCCGTACTCCGGCTGCTCGACTCAGGACCTGATAGTCAGTTCGCGACGAGTCCGACCTTCTCACTGGCGGCGAGTGCGACAAAGCCCAAAAAAGTCGTGGACGTAACCATCACGAATCAAGCGGCGCTGCAGTCGGCCGACGCGTGGCTGCGCGTCGAATGGGCGGTCGCCGGAGTAGAGCCAACGGCGGGATTGACGCTCGTCGCGTATCAGCCGGCTGATGTGCCGGCGTCCTTTGCGACGCCGCCGGTGGACGCCGGATCGAACGTTTGGGTGCGCATGCAGGCGTTCAGACCGGGGCAGCGTCCCACGGCGTGGACCGCGTGGCAGAACGTTGATCTCGCTGACTTGACGGCGCCGAGCAACGTCACGCAGACACAGGACGCGGATGACGACGGCATTACCGTCGTGAGCTGGGACGTCGGAGAAGCGAGCGTGCCGGTGGAGGTGTACCGCCGGACGCAGGGCGCGGCGGCGGAGACGGCGGAGATCGCCGCGCTGCTGCCGGCGGGCACGACGCAGGTCTCGCTCAATTTGGTGCCGGGATCGTCGTACACCATTGGCGTGCGGCATCGCGAGGCGTCGCCGTTTGGCGGTAGCAGCGCGACGACTGAGATCAGCTTCACGGTCGCCGGCAGCGCGCCGACGCTCGGCTCGCCGGCCGCCTCAGCGTTCAGCTTGCTCGGCGGACTAGACGTACAGCTGTTCAATTGGGTGGTGTTGCCCGACGCGGAAGCGATCATCGGCGTGTGCGCGGAAGCGGAGACGCTGCCTTCGTTGCTAGAAGTGGAGATGGCGACGGAGACGGCCGTGGGCAGCGGCACGCCGGGCGCCTTCGCGCTGGTCGCGACGCTACCGGCGGCAGAGAACGAGCAGTCCACTTATCGAACGACCGCGCCGATTGACGGCAAACTGCGCTACTTCCGCGTGCGCAGTGTGCGAGATGCCGCCGTCGCATCCGCCTACTCGCCCACCGTGAACGTGATGCCGGGAGTGCCGAAGGCTTGCAACATCCCAGCTGTGCGGGCGGTGCAGCTGTTCGTAAACGACGCCGGCACCGTGCGGGCGACGGTGTTGACGACGGGCCGCTCAGCTCGCATCGCTGTCGCGGTGAGCAGTGATCCGAGCGACGACACGGCCTTTCCATCCGAAGCGACGACTCAGGCGGCGACGCTCTATCCTAGCGACGGGTTCAACACTGTCGTTACGCCGGGACTCGTAACGCTCTCTCCGGGTGAGACCGCCTATGTCTCGGTCCTTGCCTACGAGGATGCGGACGGCGGGCAAGCGGAGTCTGTCGGCGTGAGCAAGGATCGTGTAACATTCGGCGCTGGTGCGCTAGGCGGCGTGACGCTGGTGCCGCAGGTGGATGGCTGGAGCGCGTCGCAAAACGCCGCTGCGCCGGAGAATGGCGTCTCGCTCATCACCACGCCGTCCGAGGCGTTTTCGAACTTGGAGGATGCGAACGCTCGCACGACGACGTACACGGTCACCTACGATATTCAGAATCTTGACGGCCTGGAGATGTCGCGTATTGATGCGACGGTGGATATTTACGTGAATGACGGCCCCGGCTCCACGAACTGGACGCTCGTTGCGACGAAGACGTACTTTACGGATCAAGGTACCGTCTCGTTGCTCAACGAGCAACTGAGCTTCGGGGTGGCTCTTGACGCGGATTGGGACCTGCGGTGCGTCTTCACATTCAACGCATTGGAGGGGAATCATCAACTCGCGCTGCACGGCGAAAATGACGCGGTGCCGGGCGTCATCTACAACCGCGTTGAGGGTGGCTTCGATCCTGGACTCATCACCGGCAGCGAGCCCGATCCCGGCGACACGCTGTTCGCCAACGCGAGCGCGGAATGGGATGTCATGCCGGGTAACGCCACAACGACGCGGAAGTTCTGGCGACAGGTGGGCGACGGCGCGATACCGGGCGATCCGGGCTGGGATACAATCCTGGCGGCCGACGTCACGGCGGGTAGTTTCCAAAACGCCGGTTATACGTTTCCTAATACGCTGGTTGTCGGCGGTCTTCTCACCGCGCAGGCGGGACTCACCGTCTCAGGTGGCTCCATCTCGGCCTCGGGGATCGCGGCCACGGTGGGCGCGCTCACGGCGACGACGGGGGCATTCAGTGGTGCACTGAGCGTCGATGCGAGTGGGGCATCATTCGTCCGGCGGGATGGCGACACCACCGAGAGTAACACCTGGGGGCTCAAGAATCTCGCGCCCACGGCAGCCGTCTTACACGGCGTCGGCCTGCACTACAAACTCGCCGACACGAGCGGGACGGAGCTGGACGCCGGCAGACTCTCAGTGCAGAAGAAACAAGAGTGGACTAGCACGGCTACCACGCGGGACGCGATCTTCCGCCTGTGGCTCGCTCTGGACGGGTCGCTCTCCCAGCGGTTCACGCTCGATCCATCGGCTGGCCTCGCCTCATTTCCCTCCGACAATCTCCTGCTCGGCACGACGACCCCCGCCCCAGGGAGCCCGAGGCTGGATGTGGTGGGGGGGCAGCAGTTGGCGTTAGCCAACGTCACGACCGACGCCACGCTGAAGGTCGGAACGCTCTCCGTGCGGCACTACACGAACATTGAAGAACCCATAGCGGCCGTGCGTGGGCTCAGCAGCGCCACGCAGAATTATGTGATGTACGGAGGACTCGATACCGCCGCCACCTATAACGCGGCGACCATCCATCAGTGGTACACCGCGGCGAATCAGACCACGCTTGGTGGCACCTTGGCCGCCGACCTCACGGGCGTGGGGACGGCCGCGATCTTCTACTCGCGAGGCCAACTGAAGGCCGACCGGACCATCGTGGCTCCCGCCAGCGCGGCAGGCTACGCCTCCCTCAGCATGGCCCACGGCACCGCGCCGAGCAGCCCGAATAACGGCGACCTGTGGACCACGACGGCGGGGCTGTTCGCCCGGATCAGTGGGACGACGGTGGGGCCGTTCATTGACACCGCCGGTGCTCACACCTTGGGCAGTCATAGCGATGTAACCATTACCGCGATTGCTGCGGGCGAGCTACTCAAGTGGAACGGGTCGGTCTGGATCAACAACACACTAGTGGAGGCGGGGATTGCGGCGGCTTCACATACGCATGCCGCATCCGACATAACGGCTGGCACCTTTGGCAGTGGCAACTACACATTTCCCGCGAATCTGATCGTCACTAGTCTGTTTGGTGTTGGTACAACGTCGGTCAACGTGGGGATTTACCTACCGAGCAGCGTCTCGATTCCGGGATCGGCGGGCAACGCCTACGGTGTGTTCAGCAACCCGACATTTGCTTCCTCTGTCACCACTGCCGGGCGTGCGATGTTCGCCCGAGTGCAAACACAAGCCGCCGCCTTTACGATGGCAGCAGGGACGGGGGTTTACATCGCGTCATCAATCCTCGGCAGTGGCTCGGCCATCACGACGCTGTACGGTCTCTACGTTGAGGGCATGACAACGGGGGGTACCAACTATGCGATTTACACCAACGCTGGCGACATTCGCTTCGGCGGCACCATCGTTGCCGGCACTTGGCAGGGGACTGCGATAGCGGCGGCGTACTTGGGAGCGCACAACCACGCTGCTGCTGACATCAACAGCGGGAATCTGGCCTACGCCCGGCTGCCTACGGGCTCCGATTCGTGGGACGTGGGTGTTGGGAATACGTTGACCCTGCCGAGGCTTGTGCGCTTCGGCGATTCCTTCGGCTATGCCACAGGTGTCGGGGGGACAGTCACGCAGCTGACGAGCAAGAGCACGGGCGTTACGCTGAATACCCTGTGCGGCCAGATTACGACGCATAACGCGGCGATGACGGCCGGCTCGGAAGTCTCCTTCCTCGTGACCAACAGCACCGTGGTGGCGACGGACCTCGTGATCGTCAACCTCGCGTCCGGCGGCACCACGAACACCTATGTTATCGGTGTCGAGGTGATCTCGGCGGGCTCCTTCCGCATCCTCATCGAGAATATTTCGAGCGTGGGGCGGAGCGAAGCGCTCGTGCTCAACTTCGCGGTCATCAAGGCGGTCAATGCGTGATATTCCTTTACTGCCCCGCGCCGCTGACGCTCGCGTCAGAGCGCGACGGGCCATGAGAAAGGCAGGGTTACTTCCCGTGTACGTGATCAATTGGCGGCCTTACAAGGCCGGTGACGTGGGCGGCGTGGCCTTCACCTGGGCCGCGATTTGGAACGGCTTTTTCCATCGCGACATCGATCAGCTGGCTCGGCGCATGGTCGCATTGGTGCCGCTGGGCGACGACCCGGAACGGGCCGACGCGTTCAGGGAACTGAAGCGGGCGCTCCGCTCCAGCGCAACCGATCCCGACTCTCCGAACCCAGTGCTCAACCCGGCCGGGTGCGAGTGGGCCATCGACGACAAGACGTACCAGTTGGCGATGGAATGTCTCAGCGCGTGGCGCCGGAAGCTGGGCGGCGCGGATAACGTCGAGGAGTTCGAGGCGGCCAAGGCGTATCTGACGCCGGAGAAGGATGGTCCCACTCGCAAGCTGACGCAGGAGGAGCGGGACCGGGAAGTGGCCGAACGGACGAAGACCGCCGAGGCCGCGACGTGAAGCGGCCGCTCGTCCCCGTCGCGGCGGCCCTGGCGCTGATGCCGCTCGTGCCTCAGGTGCCGGAAAGCGCCGAGGGCGTAGCGCGAGAGCTGCTCGGCGCCTGGGGACTGCCCGGCGTGTTGGTGGCGCTGCTGCTGTTTCTGCTGATCTGGCCTGACATCCGGAAGAAGTGGGCTAACGACAACGGCAAACGTGACCCGAGCAGCGAGTCGCACCGGGATCAGTTTCAATTGTTGCGTGAGCTGAAGGACGTACTCATCAAGCTGGAGGCGAGGCTGGAGCAGATGCCGACGCGAGAATATTTGGCTAACATCGCCAAGGAGAACCGGCACGCGGCGAACAATAACGCGGACGCCATCATCAAGGCCATCGGCAACAGTGAAGCCGCCATCCTGGAGGTGGTTCAACCTCGACGCGGGGGATTCTGATGAAGACGATACGAGAGCTGGCGCTGCGAGTCGCTGAGCGACTGCTGTTCACGCCGTATCTGTGGGGCGGCGACGATCCGCTGGCGGGCTTTGACTGCTCGGGCTTCGTCATCGAAGTGCTCAAGAGTACCGGCGTTCTGCCGCGCCAGGGTGACTGGACGGCGGAGGATTTGCGTCAACGCTTCGTCGCAAAGCAATCTCACATGCTGGTGCCGGGGTCGCTCATCTTCTGGCGTACCGAGGGACAGCCCGGCGCCCGGCACGTGGAGATGGTGTACGCCGTGATCGGCGGCGAGGCGTTTACCATCGGCGCTTCGGGCGGCGGCTCGAAGACATCATCGCTCGCGGCGGCCGTTGAGCAGGACGCCTACATCAAAATCCGGCCGGCGACGCCTGGCTGGTTCGACGCGGTTGATCCCTTTTCCTGAGGAGGTGTCACGTGAAGATTCCCATACTCGGTCCCATCGGCAACGTGCTGCTGCCGCTCGCCGGCCGGCTGCTCAAGGGTAAGCTGACGAACGCGGGTGTAATCGTGGCGGCCACCGGCATGGCGGCGAGCGGAGCGCAAAGCGGCGACGTCTTTGAGTCCATCAAGGCGCTGGTCGATCTCGCGCAGCAGGCGTGGCCACATCTGTTGGTGCTGGTGGGCGGCGTCATGGCCGTCGCGGGGTGGTTCCGCAAGGCCGGCTGGGCGGCGGCCGCCAAGCAGTCCGGCGAGTGAAGACTACCAGTCGCGGCGCGGGCTTTTTGAGCCGCGCCGTGCCCGCCACTTCTCATAGCACACTAACAGCCAGCCGCCGATTATGATCAGCGCCCACACACGGATTCCAAGTTCTAGGTCTGTCATCGCTTCCCCCTGATTCGCCGTAGGATCAATTGAATGATATCTTCTTTGGTGCGGTAGCTCTCCATGATGTCTGCATCTACGGTGCTCGGTACGATGAAATGATAAAAGAACACTTTATGCTGTTGTCCCGGCCGCACCAGCCGCTTGATGGCCTGTTGATAATCGCCCAGCGAAAAGGTGCGGCTGTAAAACGCCGCGTAGCGGGCGCGGGTCAGATCGATGGATTCCTTGCCCGACTGGACTTGCACGTTCAACAAATTGCGCTCGCCGTCCCGCCAGAGACGTAGCTCCTTGACTCGACCTGACAACTCAGCCACCGACCGGCCCGTATTTTCCGCCTCCTGACGTACTACGTCGAGATCGTGAGTAAAGCGGCTGAAGACGACCACGGGCTCCTTAGGCGGCAGGTCTTCCAGCCACTCCCTTATAGCCGTGCGTTTGGCTTGCGAGATTTCTCTGAGCTTTGGCTTTTTGTCCGTCGTCCGGTCCGGAGACACGAAGCCGCTGGTGATCTCCTGCAGACGCAACAGCTTGGTCAACGCGTTGTTCACGGTTACTTGGCGAGAAGCGGAGACCCACGCCTCCAGTTCGTCGTTGAGGGCGTCGTACAGCTTTTGTGCTTGCGGCTCCAGCGTCACCCTCCGCGTGATGGTGACGGACGGCGGCAGGTCCTGCACGTCATCGGCTTTGACGGTCATGGAGATGGAGTTGAAGCGTCGTCGCAGGTGCTTCAGGTTTTTGAAGCCGCGTACCTGCAGGTTCATGTACCCGCCCATCACGGCGTAGCGTTCTCTGAAATCGAGCATACGCGAGCCGAATACGCCCACGTCCAGGAAACGGTACTGCGCATAGAGATCGAGCGGCGAGTGAGGCATCGGCGTGCCGGTGAGCGCCAGCCGGCGTGGCGCCTTGGCTCCCAGCCGGTGTAGAAAATGAGAAGCCACTCCGCCCGCTTTCTTGATGCGGTGCGACTCGTCCAGCACGATCAAGTCCCAATTCTGCTGCAGGAGCCAGCCGGCCATGGGCTCTCGCCACGCCGCCTCGTAGTTGAGCAGAATCAACAAGTGATCATAGTACGGATTGACCTTGATCGGCTGCAGGAGCAGGCGGTCGAACTCCGACAATACGAATTGTGCATCTTCGACTCGTTTCGCTCCGGATTTCTTGATTAGTGACACCGCCAACAGTCCCTGACCCTTTGGACAATGCTTTACGGCCTCCTCCGGCCACACCTCGGACACGGCCGCGTGCGGCCCGATTACCAGTGTCTTGAGGAGATGCAGGTTCATGATGAGATCGATCACCACCTTGGTCTTGCCGGTGCCCATGTCGAGAGCCAGCATAGCGGCTGGCAGCAGGCGGGCGAAATGGAAGGCTCGAAGTTGTTGTCCCCATGGCGGTAGGGCGGTGATGCCGAGAGGCGCCAGCTGCTTGACTGGCATTTTGCGTAGGGCGACGGCCACCCGCCAGTTTTCGTGCTGCTGCTTGACGTAATCGTAGAATGCGCCGCTGACTGGCACCGTGCCGTCGTCAGGTGTAAGAGCCTGGACGGCGCGGAAGGCGCACCACGGCGTACGGGGTAGATGCCAGAACCGATTCCGTTTGTCCCATCGAGCGCCGGGCAGAGAGCGGCAGATATCCGCGAAGGCGTACGAGGTGGTGACGATGATCCTGTCGGCCTCGAGACGGAGCCACGGCTGCGCCGATATTTTTACCGGGATACTCACGGAAACCGCCTTCGGAGAGATATGCTAGAGTTTTTCCGGGGTCTGTCTCTTAGCAGCCCGGCCGCCCGGAGACGCCCCTCGAGGGCGACGAGACCGGCGGGGCCACGCAGGACCAGGGCCATGGCGCCGGCACGGCGCCACTCGAGTAGCGCCCGGCGTTGAAGCGGACGAAGCCGGCCGCGTTGGGTCTTGGTCTCGATGACCACGGTACGGCCTCGCAGGCACGCGATCACATCGGGCTCCCCGGTGGGTAAGTAAGGTGTCATGTTCAACACCAGAACCTTAGCTCCGTGGCGTCGGAGCCAATTCACCGCCTTGGTCCTGAGCGTCACTTCACGCATGGCCAAAACTCATAGGCGTCGGTAGTCAAGGTCTGAAAGGTCCATTGAGTCATGTAAGCCTGTACCTTTCGGTACCACTCGCGATCCGAGGCCCACGTGTGGCGAATCGGCAGGTGGTCTCCGATCTCGGCCCGGTGCCGCATGACCTGCTGGTATTCACGGATTTCGCCGGTAAGCCGGACCAGTGGCAGGTAGAGCCACCAGGGCGTGATGGTGAGCACCGCTTTATCGGCCACACAGAGCGCCGATGGTTTTCGGCCGACTGCTGCCGCCCGCGCCCGTGAGTGGTACAGGCAGAATCTCCACCACCGATAATCGTCAGTGAGTCTTAACACCCACATCGCTCCGCGTTCCACGTGTCGTTCTCCCTCCTTTCCGTCCATGTTCGGCAGCCCCCAATAGCCGGCGTCATGTAGGAAAAAGCAGACCCACAGCTGCCATTTCCACGGAAAGCCGAACAGGCGCCACCACGCCCACGCCACCAGCAGCGGGTGCAGAAGGAACTGATGAGCGCCGAAGAGCAGCGACTTGGTGCCCATTTTCATGGCAACCTCACGGTAGACCGGATTTCGTCGCCCCACACGTCCCATCTTTTGCTGTAGCGACGCCGGGCGAACAACTCAAGATAAGGGCCGTCGCTGTTGCGTTCGATCAGCTGGTAACTCTCGTTGGGCTTCGCTGCGTATCCGTTGTGAGTACCTCGAGGCCAACGGAACCATGTGCCGTCGGAACGGCAACGGGTACGCCGCAGTTGGCCTCGCGTGGCAAAGAGCAGATACTCCGTGCTGGGCCGGAAGTAATAGAGTCCCGTACCCAGCGGCTTACACCAAACCAGCAACGACTTAAATACGAACCCCCATGCCCCAACGGTTTGGAACGCATGCGCCAGTGACCGCTGAGTGGACCACAGATATAGGTGAGCATCTGGCAGCGCCAGTTTACCCACCGAGAGTCCGTCAATGTCGTTGTACGACATGGTGCTGAATCCGCGGTGCTGGCGCCGTCGGCCGGAGCCGCGTAGCACCACTTCAGTGGCTTCGGGCCACGGCGGATCAGCTAAAATCGTCCTATACCGCCTCATGGCCGGTCATCCTTTCCCAGCTTCTCCAGCTGCATCTGCCGTACAATCATGAGCCGGGCGATGGCGTGCACTACATGTGAGTGGCCCGACTCGTCCGGGTCCTGTCGCTTGAGCCATCGGTCGATGTGACGCCGGGCGGCGTCCGCATGCCGGGACCATCCCTTGTCGCTCTTGGCCCACGACCGCTCACCGTATTTCTGATCCCCATGACGAAGTACAGCAGAAATCTCGGCCAAAACGTCGGCAACCCCAGCCAAACCGCCCCTCTGTGTCACGGCCATCGCTACCTCCGATACATGTCGATGACTGAGAATCGTGGACCGCCGGTCCCGACGTACTGCACAGATGTGTCACTGATGCGTTCGATGTAGTCGATGAAAGACCAAGCTCGATCTGATAATTGGCTGGCTTCGGTTTTTCCTTCATCGATGGAGGACAGGTAGTCCATAAACATGACCGCTACCATCCTAGCTCCATTGATGCGGACGGCGTCGGTGAACAATTTCTCATCCCACTCACCGATCCGCCGCACCTTTTTGGTCACGGTGGTGTGCTCGAGCACCGGCTTGCCAATGCGGCGCGACATCTCATCCCATGTCAGTTCATTGAGCATGGGACCGGAGTTGCCGGCGACTCGAATCGGATAAGTGCGGGCCACCAGCAACACGTTGTCGAGTTCTGCCGGCGCCAGCCCGACGTCGGCCAACAGCTGAGACGCCCCGGTGTCGTGGTTGGTGGTGTAAGGCCACGGACCGTGAATCAGGGATAGACCCTGACCCTGCGTGCCCTCAAGCAGCACGTTGTCGCCGCTGTGCAGCCGGTCGTGAATCATGCGTGACGTGCCTTCCACTACGGTGAGCCCCTGACCCAGCGACAGATCGCGCATGAGTCGGAACTTGGTGGAATCTCGCAAGATGCGCCCGATGCGGGCCGGTCCCACACCCTCTCCCGTGGAGCCGTAGCGGCGGTGGGTTTCACCCTGCACGCCACCTCCCTGCTTGTGGTGGCTCTCGTCGAGCACTCCGGCTCCCGCGTCCACAAACAGGCGCCCGCGAATGGTGGGATCGACCGCCTCCACCAGCCTCAACTCCATCTCGAGCCGGTGAGGGTCCACCAGCGCTCCCCGGCCGATGAACAGATCGGCGTCAGGGTTGGTCCATCCCACGGGAATGACCTGCATCTTGTACAACTGGTCTCTGTGATAGAAGGAGTGGCCGGCGTTGGGGCCGCCCACCCGCACGTGAACCCGGAACTTGGAAGCCAGGTGGTTGACGACAACGCCCTTGCCCTCGCTCCCGTACTGAGCGCCCACTACAGCCACAAGTTCGCCCCTCATGCTACCTCCTTAAGTTGGCTCCATCGGTGACCCGTCTTAATCTCCACCTCTAACGGGACGGACAGAATGTCGAACGCGATCATCTTTTCGCGGATGACCGGGACCACGTGCTTCACCTGTGATGTCGGCACTTCCAGCAACGCCTGATCGTGTACCTGCAGTAGCAAATGAGAGTCGCCGCTGAGCACCAACGCCAGGTCGAGTGAGCACAGCGCGTAACGCATCACCTCGGCCACGCCGCCTTGGATGAGATTCGACAGCGCCCGGTAAGGCTCGGCTTGCGGGCAGTTGTAGCGCCTCACCCGACCGGACCACATGCGCACGTAGCCGTGCTGCTCCGCCCAGCGCCGAATCTGGCGATGCAACGGCCGGTAGTTGGGGTGATGCTTATGGGCGCGGTCCAAGAACTCGGCGGTCTTTTCCTCGGAGATGTGCAGTTCTTTCGCCAGCTTCTCGGCGCTGGCGCCGTACAGCACCGCGAAGTTGATGCGCTTGCCCTTGTCGTAGTCCACCTTCAGCTCGTTGGCCGTCTCCTGGTGGACCTTGCGATGCTCCCGGAAAGCACGGATCAGAAACCGGTCCTTGGCGTAGTGGGCGCCGAACCGCAACTCCATCTGTGAGTAGTCGGCCGACACCAGCGTATGACCCGGCCGGGCGACAAACACATCCTTGACTTTGTATACGTCGGTCCACCGGGGGACCGCCTGCATGTTCGGATCGTTGGCTGACGGCCGGCCGGAAATGGTACCGTGTAGGTTGATGTTGGGGTGCAGCACGCCGTCGCCGTCCATGTGGTCTAGGTAGCTTTGATAGTACACTCCGCGAACCCGGCTCCACTGGCGGTAAGCGAGCAACGTCTTGGCTCGGGGGTCTTTCGTGCCGCCCTCCAGGTGCTCCTCCAGATACTCCCTGGCGGAGCTGGGAAGACCTAGCCAACGTTGCAGTTGTGGGGACGAGCGTACATTGAGATCGTAGCCGGCCATGCGTTGAATCCTACGCTCAAGTCGCCGCTCGTGCGTCTCTGCCTCTTTCAAGTGGTGACGCAGCATCCGAAGATCGAGCAGCATTCCCCGCCCCTCCATGCGGGCGGTGACCAACATATAGCGGTTCACCTCCCGCCACAGTTCCAACAGGTCCCACTCCTTGAGCACCGACACGTAGAGCCGGCGCAGTCCCTCGGTGTAGAAGACGTCGTCGCAGGCGTACTGTTCCACCTCCTCCGGCCGCAACCGCCACATGTCACCTTTCCCCAGCTTCCGCTCGGCCAGCATCAGCATCAACCGCCGTTGCGCCCGGTCAGCCTTGGGATCGATGTGACGGACCGCCGTCTCCTTCAGCTTGAAGTTAGGTTCGTTCTCGTTAGCCAGATGCGCCGCCAGCATCACGTCCTCAGCGTAGTCTGGCAATAGCATGCCGTCTTGGAGGAACATCTCCGCGTCGAACTTGTAGTTCCAACCGGTGCAGCGTTTTCGTCTTAAGACGGCGAGCAGGCCTCGATACGCCCGCTGCGACAGGTTGCCGCCCGGAGCGTGCCGGATGGGAAAGTAGAAACAGTCCTCGCGTCTAAGCGGCCGGTGCTTGTGAGGCGTGGCCACGGAGACGCCCACTATTCTGTCTCCGTGCCACGGCCGCAGACCCGTGGTTTCCGTGTCAACGTCGAGCCGGTGATGCGCCTCAATTTGGCGCATCACCGTCTCTACGTTGTCTTGCGTGACGAGCACGCCTTACCGCCGAGCGCGGCGGGCCGGCTTCTTCACCGGCTTGGACTTCACTTTCTTGGACGGCTTCTTCGGCTCGTCCTCGAATGGGTCCTCATTCTCGTCTTCGTCTTCATCGTCGTCATCCTCGTCGTCCTCGTCCTCGTCGTCCTCTTCGTCCTCGTCCTCATCTTCCTCGTCCTCATCCTCCGACTCATCCTCATCGGACTCGTCTTTGGACTCCTCCTCGTCCTCTTCGTCCTCCTCGTCCACCAGTGGGTTGCCCTTGGTCTTGGCAAACCCGCCTTTGGGGTCCGGTTCGATGCCCTGGAGCTTGGACTGCGGGCGCCCTTGGTACTCGTCGTCCACCACGTTCAGGATGCAGCGCCGCCCCATGACGTCCTTCCGCGTGATCTTGAGGCTGTCGCCGGCCTCCACCTCGAAGCCGAGACCTTGCAGCGTCTCGAGAATCTTCCACGCGGCGTCTTCGGTGTCGGCGGTGTACAGCGGGAAGTCCTTCCCCGCGTACTCGCCCTTGGTGATGACGAACGCCCACGTGTACATCGGGTTGCCGGATGACTTCGCCCGGCCATAGACGACACCCACGCACTTACCCGGATGCTTGCCCGCCTCGATCCGAGTTCCCGCTCCCGCGCTCTTCGGAATCTTGAAGTTGAACGCTCCCTCTTTCGGCTTTCCCAGCTTCGGTTTCATGCTTACTCCTTTCGCGCTCGCCATGAGCGTGACGATGGGGTAAATCAACGATCCGGCCGTGCTCGCCGGGACTGCGCCGCCACCAGGGCATCATACAACTGTGGCAGCCGGGGATTCTCCACCACCGGCCCTATGCGTTTAGCGAAGAACCGGCCTCGGGTCTTCGCCTGGATGATGCCGTCCGTCTGCGTGACCATTTCACGCCTCTCCGAGTCCTCCTCCGAACGGCGCATGTACCACACGAAGTCCACCATACCCATGACGCTCTTACAGAGCTTCTGCGTGAGCCACGGCAGGACGACGGTGGGTTCAAGGTCCTCCTGGCGCACGTTGCGCGACATCGTCTTGGGGTAGACGTACTTCGCGTGCGCCGTGATGACCAGGTGAATCGGCAGGTGTCGGAATTTGCGGTAAATCCGCATCAACTTGACGGTGCTCTCGCCGTAGTCCTCCTGCCAGATGTCGTTCTTGGACGTTCGACGCTTGCCGCCCTGCGTGACCACGTGCATTTCTCGCTCAACGATCTGCTGCAGGTCGAGGTTCTGCAATTCGGTGCCGTTGTCGATCACCACGGTGCGGATGCGGCCCCACCACTTCTTGCCCGTGGCTATCTTGGTGGCCACATCCTCGGCCTCGTCGGGAGACGACACATCGATGGCGTGCAGATCGCGCCGGTGGTTGACCGAGAGCAGGCCGCCCTCGATGTTAAGGAACAGCACTGGACGCATCTTGGGGTGGTCCTGAGCGCTGGCTGCCAGCGTCGTCTTTCCAACGCCCGGCTCCGAGTAAATCAGCGTCTTGATGAACGGGTCCTCGGGGCCGACCCGGTAGATTTTCAGCGTCACGTTCCCTCCTCTTCCAGCTCCATGGTTTTGACCGCTGAGCGCGGAGTCGGATGGTCCTTATGCGCGTAGTCGGTCGCTAGCAGGAAATCGGTGTCCTCGCCTCGCAGTTCAGCGAGGCAGAAGGCGCGAGCCCAGCAGCCGGGGCATCCTCGCTTGGTCAGGATGCGTTGCTGCGTCGGCCAGCTCTTCGGCTTCTGCGTCAGCATCTCGGCCGCCGTGGGGACGATGATGCTGTTCCAGGCGGTGGTGATTTCCTCCTTCCCCCGGTAGGTCTTGACCATCCGGAAGAACTCGACGTCAAGCTTCGGCTTCATCTCCTCGACGTAGTCGGCCGGCTTCAATCGATGACGTTTGAGCGCCGCCTCGTAGGTGGGCCAGTCGGTGGCGATCCGCGCCCGAGACATCGATCCGTCCTTATTGACGCTCGGCTCCTTGGGCGGCTCGGACCGGAGCATGGTGGTGCAGGACCCGGCGGCGGAGATGCCGTGCATGCTCACGATGGCCTGCTCGGCGGTGGCCTGCAGGTTGGCGGCGTCGGCCTCTTCGTCCCAGAAGCTGCCCGACGTTTTCCAATTGAGAATCCAGGTGCCGCCATCGCGCCGGTCCTTGGCGATGGCGTCAATGAAGCACCGGTAGCACTTCCAGCCCGGCATCGGCACCTGCAGTTCCACCTCCACGGCGGGCTTTCCCTTGAACTTCAGGATCGACCAGCGGGGCAGATCGAACCACTCCAGCGTACGGGCCGTCAGCACGGCCCCTTGCTCAGCAATCCGCGCTATCTCCAGCCGCTCGGTCTCGTTCACCTGCTTGTTGCCGCCCCGGTCTTTCACCCATGCCTTGAGCCACGACTGGACGCCTTGGTCCGCTCGTCGCAGGATTTCTTTCCAGCTGGCCTTGACGGCGTGCGCCAGCAGCCCCGCCTCGAGCCCCGCGTGCGTGGCGGAGCCGAAGTCGAGCGGACGCACCGGAGCGTACCGTGTGATGCGGCGTGGATAGCCCAACGCCCACCGATAACGGCAGAACAGGTAATCTGCCACCTGCGAGTACGAACACGTGATCTTGGAATAGTCCACTTCAGCTCTCCTCTCGACGCCAGCGACCTTTGTGATGAGTCAGACGGGATTTACACTTATGACAGCACAGAGCATAGCCCGGCCGCTTCGGGTGCCGGACGATTCCGTATTGCTTGATGTGCTTGAGACAGCAGGGACGCGACTTCATGGCAGAACTCCTGAATACGGCTCGCGGGGAGTCACCTTTCGGTCACTCCCCGCGTGATGCCCGCCGAACTGCGAGGTTACTTCTTCAGGCGCATTCCCGCCACGCCGACGCTGCGCAGCAGCGGGAGCGCGATGGCCGGAATCGCGGTCTTGGGCAGCTTGCCCGCCCGGACCTTCAGCATGATCGACTTCAGCTTCGAGTCGTGACCCTGCAGGAACCGGCTCCGCTTGTTCTTCAGGGCGCCCTTGCAGCCGCAGTGACAGACGCCGACGCCGGCAGGCGCGGCCTTCGCGGCGGGGGTCTTCGGGGTCTTCGCGCTTCGACGGGCCATAACTACCTCCATCGGGGGTGAGTGCCGTTTTCGAACCTACCCCAAATTTAGCACATCGAACCGACCTTGTCAAGTACTTCACGCGATCCTACCTTTGACCAGGCGCCTCCGATGAGTTCGTACTGCATGGCAGTTGGCGCACACCAGCTCGCACTTGCTCAGCTCCTTGAGCAGTCTAACACGGGAGCAATTCGACTTCGCGACGGCACTTATTTCGACAAGTTTGCGCCCCCGGACGTGGTCGAATTCCATCACGTAATAAGGGTAGCGCCTGCCGCAGTCGGTGCATGGTTTATCTTTGGCCTTGCGAATCAATTGCCTGCTGCGTGTTAGGCGGTTTAGACGGCTAGAACGCCGCCGAGCGGCTCTTTGCTGCGGAGTCAGCCGGTAATAATAGGCCAACGAGTATGCGGCGGCTCGTTTACGCCGCTCGGCAGCTAATAGTTTTTTCTGCGATTTCACGCTGCCTCTGCTGTTCCTGACAAGCTTAGAACCCCATCTGAGGACTCTGCCACTTCTCCAGCTCGAATCAAATTGGAGATGCGGCGACTGATGGTCGCCGGAGACCGGTTGATCTGACGGGCCAAGTCGGCGCGGGTCATGGGTCCGTGGTCGGCCAGCGTAGCCAGGAGATGCGGCTCCTTCTCGTCGGCGGGTGACAGGTCCCGTACGGTGACGGCATATCGGGCCGGCCGTACCTCGGTGTCTATGTCGAACTTGATCACGCTGGGGGCCGCCTCCTGGGCTGACTTGAAGTGTCGGAAGACCTCGGCGGTATTTTGCTCGTCCCGTCGCCGCACCTGCCACCCGGCCTCGATCCATGCATTGAGAAACTGAGAGCCCCACAGGCGCTCCCGGTCCATCGCCTTACTCTTGTCCTCCCGCTTGCCGGTGTGATGCGCTATCTGGAAGGTGGTACCCAGCCGGTCTCTCAGGCTCTTGAATAGGAACATCTGCCGCGCCGTGCCGGCCATGAAATCGTCCACCGAGCCGGCCGAGTACAGCGGGTCCAGGACCACCAGCCGGGGCCGTAGCTTCTCCACCACCTCCACCCAAGAATCGATGAGGGCCTGGTCGTCGAATCGGAAACGCCGGTATTCGTGGAAGTAGATGGGCAGCTCCGGCGGAATCTGAATGTGCAACGCCTCGTGCCGCCAGTAGGGTGCCTTGAGCCGGAACCGGTCGTAGGTGATCAGCGCAAACCGCTTGGCGATCTGCGGATGCGAGTCCTCCTGCTGCATGAAGAGAACGGGACCGGGGCGCTCGACGGTGAACTGACCTAGGAACGGCTGACCCGACGCCACCGACACGGCGAGGTCCTGCAGCAGCCATGTTTTGAAGCTGCCGGGCGGAGCCACCGTCATGGCGACGGAGGCATCCGGCAGCCAGTCACGCACCAACCACTCCACATTCACGGCGCCGTACTTTGCGAGATACTGATTCCAGCCGATCAGCGTATAGCCTTCGTCCTCGCCGGTACCGCGTCGTTCCTGCGTCTGCGTCACAGATCGGAGCGTTCGTTCCACTTCCGTTTGCTCGAGCGGCGGATCATTGCGTTCATTCCAGAGCAAAAGCTGTTCCCGGATCACCTCCAGCGGCATCTGCTTGCTGAGATAGTAACCGGCCAGACGAGCGCAGGCGTCATTTCTCAGGCCGTGGCTGACGCCGCCTAAGGTCTTCTCGAGCCAGCGTTCGGCGTGGCCGTCACGCTGCTTACCGTTCACCGAGAGCTGAGTTAGATCGGCCGGGTACGGTCCAATTTTCCCCTGTTCAGTCCACTCATAACGGCGGCCGTTGGCGTGCCGGGATGGTGGAGCCACGACGAAGCCGCCGTCACCCCGGACGTCGTATCCGCCTTCTCTGCTGACCTGGTTGGGAACTCGGCGGCCGGGATGCTGGTAGTAGAGGTGCCAGCCTCCGGAGCCGGTGCGCACGACTCTGGCCGTGGGATTGTCTTTAAGGAACGCGTTGACGTCGGATTTGTGGCGGGCGTCGAAGTCGGCCACGGCTAAGCCGGAAACTTCACCGCACACGATGCCGACGTTGGCATTGGGCCATTGCGTCCACCAGCGCTTTATCTGCCGGGCTGTCGCTCGCTGGGTCTGATAAGCCGCCCATGGAATGAGCGGTTTCTTTCCGCCCGGTTCGATGGGGATGACCGACCAGCCGCGCTCCCGAAAGCGGAGCGCCGCGCCCTTGAAAGTGGCTGCCACGGATTAACTATCCGTAGACTTTACCGACTCGGGCTCGGTGTTGAAAAACAGGCGGTGACTGGCGACTCGGTAGAGCTTGGCGTACTGCCCAATCCGCTCCGGCGAGAGCGGCCGTTGTCCGGTTTCATCGCGAGACACGGTGCTGACGTCGAGATCAAGCAACTTAGCCACGTCCTCTATTGAAAGTAGGACGCCTTGACCTCGCAATTCACGGAGACGATTCTTGCGCGGCTGTTTCACAGTTTCTCCTCTTTGAGGTTGAGCGCGGCGGGCGGCCCGAGGCAGGGAGCGGCGAGGGCGGCATCGAGAACGCCGGCAGGCCCTCAGGACCAAAGCGCCTACCACAACCGGAGTCGCATTCCCACCACCCGCGCACGCCAAGGCCGGGTACGACTTCACCCCGGACGTTTCGACCATTACACGGCTCAGTTCGATAGCTCACGCGCAAGTGGGCGCAACAAGCCACCTCCCCCGGCGGCGGCGCGGGAGCGTCGTTAGGCGTCGGCATTAACAACCTCCTTCACACGCCGCGTCGTCTTACACCAGAGACATCGCTCCCACTCACCGGGGCCGTAGGTCGAGCCATCGGGTAGCAGCTTCCACTCGCACCGACAGTGCGTGTCGCCCCATCGAAGGATACGATCCACCATCCAGTCGTATCCACAGAACCCGGCGCTCCGCTTCGGCCGCTCGCCCTTCCCCAGCACTCGCGCCGAAACAGATGCGCCCCAGCCATCCCCGAAGTTGTGATACCACGACTGGGGAAGCCCCAGCCGGTTCACGTCGGCATTGGTGAGCCGCCGCACGATGGTGTAGTGCTTCCCCTCGCCAGACCAGCGGCCATTCCACGAGCCGACGTTCGGCATCGTCAGCGTAAACTCTACCCGTTCAGTCATTCTCCCTCCGCCGTTCTTGGCCCCACGGGCTCACCGCTCAATCGGGTAGTTTGTGCTTTGGCCATCGCTCCATCTCCGTTGCCCAGTCGCGCGCCTCACGCACCTTGCGCGACGTGACATCTTCCGCCTCGGCGCGGTCGGCCCAATACCGCACCACATCGGCGGCGAGTTTGTCTTGCGCCCGCAGGATGAAGATGGGTTCTTCTCCTGGGATACGTCTTAATCGGTCAATCTCCTGCCACGCTCTCATACTCTCGCTCCTTTCTCGCCCACGGGCTCACCGCTCATGGGGTGGGCCTCCCGCCTTGGTGATGTAGGTATGGCTTGACCGACTCGGCCTTGTTGAGCCGGGCGTCTTGTGCAAGTTCGAGTGTTGGGTTGATCGTCTCCCCCGTGGCGGGGCGCTCCCCGACAGTTGGATCAAGCTCATCAGCGTCTGGACCGAGTGAACCGTGGCGTAAGCCCGCATCTTCTATATCGTTCATTTGCTCGCCTCCTGCTTCGGCGTGGGGGATAAAAAGGTAGCGCCACGGCCGAACCCCGTCAAGTGGTCTCTTTGACGGGGCCGGCCGGTGTCGCACTAGCGGCCCTTGCCACGGGGGACGTGGCGGCCGGGGCGGACATGGGAAGACTTTTTCGTGCGGGGTGCGATGTCCGGCCGCCGCTCCTCTTTCAGCGCGGCGAGACGGCGGCGGTGGGTCTTCTTGACCTGACGGCGCTGCTTGGTCCGGACCTTGGCCCGTTTCTTCTCGACGCGCTCCTTGCGCTCTACCCTCGCTATCGCCCGCTTTTTGGACGACGCGGCGAAGATGCGGAGCCGGGACGCCGGCAAGCCGGGAACGTCGTGCTTGACGATCAGATCAGCCCGCTCCATCACGTGGGCTTCGACGTACTCGGTGCCGTCCGGTCCCATGTGTACGGTGAAGAACCGGCGGGCGGCCGGGTCGTGCTGAGTGCGCCAGGTCCAGCCGTCCTCCTTCGAGGCGCCTTTGATTTGCTTCACCTTGGAATCGTCGGGCGCCGTGGGCGGCTCAGGCTTCCAGCCGTCCGGACGAGCCACCTTCGGTTTAGCGATGGGCTGTGGCTCCCCAATCAACGCGGCCAGGTTGCGGCCCTTCTCGGTGAGACCCCACAGGCCGTCTTCCCGCACGACCAGTTCCCGGCCTTCCATGCCCTTGAGCCGCGCCGTGATCTGAAAGACAGTCAGCTTGAGTGCCTGAGCGATGGTGTCACTGGCGAAGCAGGTCAGGAGGCCGGGTTTCAGCAGCTTTGGCTTTTTGCTCTTGCCGTGGGTGGCGACGACCGTCAGCCCCTCGATGGCTCGGGCGACGGACCAATCGGTGGTTACCTGTGATCGCATGGAACGGCTCCTCCTCTTGGGTGAGTTAGGATCACGTGGCGGCGCGGCGATGCCCCTCTCGCGCCAGACGATAACGTAGCCGGGACCGGACCGATGCAGCACGGCGCGGCGGTTCCGCGCCCGCATACAGGTCCGGTGATGGAGCGCCTGTGCCCGGCTCATGAAATAGTCACGGTGCCGGGGCGTTTTCATACCAACAACTCCCGCGCCCGGCTCGCGGTCTGCTCCAGGCTCTTGATGTGGTGTCGCAGCATCGAGCACAGCATCTCGGTTTGGAGACTGCCGGCCTTTCGTTGCTCGACGGTGGACAGCCGCAATTCTTCGGCGTGTTCCAGGGCGACGGCCAATTCAGCCTCGGCCCCGGAAAGACGGAACAGCACGACGGCGGTCAATTCATTCGGCGTCTTGGTCATAGGCGTAGCCTCGCGTGGGCCTGAGTCATCACGGCGTTGGACTCGGCCGCGATCTTGCGCAAAGCCAAAGTCTCGTCGTATGCCAGCTCAATTCGGTTCCTGAGAGCTGACGCCAGCCCCTCGTCGAGCATATCGCCATGAGCGCGGGCGGCGCTGAGCAGTTGCAACGCGTTCGCCAGATGCTCGTGCAGCGTCTCCCGATCCTGAAACTGCTTCAGTTCCGGGGCGGTCTGTTCTCGTCTCATGCTCTCACCTCCTTGCGCTCCAGGTGGACCAGCCACCAGGCGAGCCGGATGGGAATATTCCGATGCCGGGCCACCACTACGTGGAAGCCGTAGCGGTTGGCCCTCTGCACCTCGAACGGCTCCCACTCGTGCAGCTCCTGCCGGTGAAAGAACTCACTGAGAATGCCCCGCACACGGCGCTCGATGTTGGGGTCCGTCTCCAGATTGGGATCGTGGTCAGTCATGTCACCTCCGAAAAGTGTCAGTTGAGAGCCGAAGAGAATCATACGCGATAGGCCGGCACGAGGCGCAGCAGTTCGGTGAGAATCTGTCGGTAGCCGAGCCCCTGAGCCTCGAAGTCGCGAATGAGTCGTAGGGTCTCGACCAGGGGCAGGCAGGAGAGCCGGCCGTCGCGGATCAGAGCGTACAGCTGAGGACGGGTCATCGGCCCACTCGGGCGTTATGGACAGATAGTACGATGTGCCCCACAGTCAAGACGGCCATCGGAACCCACCAGCCGATTGTCCGATCTCTTCGCGCTCCAGCCGATACCCCAATTACGGCGGCCGTGGGGACCGCCACATACAAAATCAGCGCGGCGTCGTTGCGTACGAACGGTCGAGCCGGTGGATTCAACTCGACACAAGTCGGACAGCGCGACAGGGCGGCACGAGTAGTTAGAACGTCGGCGCCCGTGCTCCCGACGAAGAGCCCCACCAGCAGCCAGAAGTTCATTGGTCAAACCTCCAGGGACTCGGATGAGGGCCGGTCTGGCCCCACAAAAAGAAAAAAAGCACCCCGGACGGCCCCGTGCAAGTATCTCCCCTGCCGGGCCGGAGAGGGGTGGCAAGGCAGGTCCTTGGGGAGGGGTGCAAAACCCTCCGGTTCACCAGGAGAGCGTCTCTGTGGCGTTGAACCGGGCCGAGTGCAAGACCCTGAACCGTATTTACCGTTCAGGCCGGGAGAAGGTTCAGGGATTCACTCAGAGAGTACCGGCTTTCATGGGCGTTGCGGCGTTGCATGGACGGCTCGAGGTATGCTAAAGGCTTAGCATCTCCCGCCGGGCAAGGACCGTCCTTGACAGGATCGTTTCATGGGCATTGCAGTGTTGCATGAGAGGTCCGGAGAAGGTTCTTCGAGCGGTTCAGGACGAATGTGTTTCTTTCATGATCTTTCATATGTTTCATCAGGCTCGATTCTCGGGGGGACGAAAAGCACGGTACGGGAAGGGATTCCCCCCTAAAGGGGGAACCCTCCCCGACCGCGATTCGTACGGCTGAATTTAAATTCAAAGAGGGTACCGACAAGACCTGTTGACAGGGTTCGGAAGGGGTGCTATCTTCTGTGGGTGCCCAAGCGTCTAGGTCTCAATGCCAAGGGGCAGGTGACGAAACTCTCGACTCGGCGGGCTGTGAATGCGGCCTTGGACGAGATGGACGGTTCATCGCCACGAAAGACACCGAAGGCGGGAAAGCGAATTCAGTTTCGAGCCGAGTTGATGCGGCCGGACTGGACTCCTGACCAGCCACTACCCAACCCACGTCAGGAAACTTTCTGCCAGCTGTACATCAGTCCCGGCTATGACGGCCGCAAGGCTTACCGCGAAGCCTACGGTCACCCGCCCGGTTCCCATCCCGACCTTCGAACCGAGAAGACGCTCAGAGCACCGGTGGTGCAACAGCGGATTCGGTATTTGCGGGAAACGGCCGCCGAGGACTGGAACGTCACCCGGAAGTACATCATTCAACGGCTTAAGCTCAACGTCGAGCGGGCACTCCAGCTCATTCCGGTGTACGACTCGGCCGGCCGAAAGGTGGGCGTCTTCGCCTACAACGGCCACGTGGCGAATCAGGCGCTCAAGCTGCTGGGCCATTCGATAGGCATGTTCACGGCCGAGGGCTTCGGCGGCGGGAACGGAGACCTGCCGATCCCCGACCAGGGCGCTCGCGTCACCTTCTACATCCCCGACAATCAGCGCGACCGTAAGCTGTTGACAGCCGGCGGGGCCAAGAATCCGGTCGAGGTGTATGACCGCAGTCGCTGAGAAGATCATCGAGATTCGCCCGCAGTCGGGCATGCAGGAGTTGGCGCTCGCCTCTCCCGCCGACATCGTGATCTCCGGCGGGGCGGCCGGTGCCGGCAAGACGTGGCAATTGCTGATAGAGCCGACGCGGCATCGCGACGTCAAAGGCTTCGAAGCGGCCATCTTCCGGCGTACCAGTCCCGAGGTGAGGAACCCCGGTGGGCTGTGGACCGAAAGCATGAAGCTGTATCCGCTGCTGGGAGCGTGGCCCCGGCTCAGCCATCTCGATTGGGTGTTCGCCCCGGCCGGAGCCACCGTCAAGTTCGCCCATCTGCAGTATGAGAACACCGTATTTGACTGGCAGGGGGCGCAAATCTGCTGTCTCGGCTTCGACCAGCTGGAGCAGTTCACCGAATTTCAATTCTTCTACATGCTGTCCCGTAATCGCTCGACCTGCGGCGTGCGGCCCTATGTCCGGGCCACGTGCAACCCGGTGCCCGGCGAGGACCTGACGGGCGGGTGGCTGCGACGATTCATAGCGTGGTGGATCGACCCGGCCACCGGATTTCCCATAGCGGAGCGGGCCGGCGTGGTGCGCTGGTTCGTGCGGATCGACGATGAGTTGGTGTGGGCCGACTCCGAGGAGGAACTACTCGAGGCGCACCCCGACGACAACCCGATGTCGGTCACCTTCGTTCCCGGCTCGATCTACGAGAACGTGGAGTTGATGGAGAAGGACCCCGGTTATCTGGCGAAGTTGAAGGCGCTCCCGCTGACGCAACGGGAGCGGCTGCTGGGCGGCAATTGGAATGTGAGGCCGGGCGCGGGCCGCGTCTTCAACCGGGCATGGTTCGAGATCGTCAAGGCGGCCCCCAGAGGTGAGGGTGTACGGGCGATCCGCTATTGGGACAAATCCGGTACCGAGGAGGCGAAGG